CGTACGGCGGTGCCGTGGGGGCGGAGGCGACGGCGAGCGCGGCGATTTTGTCCGTGACTTTCTTCGCCGCTTCGGTGTCGCCATTGGTTACAGCTTCGGCTAACTCGCGCTCAAGACCGGCTTTGGCTTGCTCGCGCATCATTATGTTAAGGTCCACTGTACGCCTCCTAGGTGCTGCGTTTGGCGTCGAAATCAAAGCCCGGTACTGGACCCGTCGGCGGCTTGTAGTCGAAGCTTGTCTGCCCCGGGTCGTCGTTGTCCGTCCACAGTAATTCGTCGGGGTGTGGCATGTGGGCGGCCGGGATGATAGCCAGCACGTCATTGAAACTGGACACGTAACGGTAGCCGCTATTTGCCACCAGTTTGCCGCCCTGTACCATCGTGCCGGCGAACGGGCGTATCACTACCCAATCCCCGATTTCGGCATCTTGGCGCGAGAGCCCGCTTCCATCTTTGTACTGGAAGGCGAGGGGTCCCATGGAGACAATGCGCCCGGCCATGACATTGTGTTGCATCAAATCCCGTACAACGTCGGGGACGTGGAATTTCACCTTGTCTCCGACCGTCTTGGGCGGTAGCGGCAGCCGTATAACGACCATGTCGCGGGTCGGACGAACGAACTCGTGCGGGATTTGAAAATCGTGTACGCCGATGGACATTGTTTATTTATCTCCGGTTGGCAGTTCTTCAAAGATTTTCTTTAGGTGGTCGATTGGCAAGGAAAGCAATTCTGCGATTTGGTTGATGCCGGCTGCCTTACCCTGCGAGAGGGGGTCCGCCGGGACCTGGGCTGCCAGATACTGGCGCACCCAGCCCGCCCGTTGGTTGTGCAGATAGGCCCGGAGGGCCGCCGTTTCCGGGCTGTTGAGCCATTCCGTTAAGTTCGTTACCCGCACTGCCTGCCTCCTGCATCATGCTCTGTACGGCTTGTTCAAGCTGGGCCATTTGCAAAAGTGCCGCGCGTTGATCCAACATACCGCCGCCCGCGTCAACCATATTTTTAAGCGCGGCTGTGAGTTGCTGTGCAACAGCGCCAATCACCTTAATGCTTTCCGTACGCTGTTTCATGATGCCAAGCGCGCCCTGCATCTTCTCCCACGGGGACGCTTGCGGATCAGGCGGCGTACCTAGCAACTTCTCCGGGTTCGGCAGCCGCAGAACCTGGTACAGCCGCATGCGAACTTCTTTCCAGTTCGACAGCGGGTCTTTCATCAACTCCATATAGATGCCGGCCAAAGCGCTGCGCTGCATTTCGGTGGCCATCTGCGGATCAGCGGTCACGGCGATGCCGTCTGCCGTAGTCGCTTGCACGCCATCCGGCAGCATGTCGTACATGTCTGCCATCTGGATAAAGTTACGAACTTCCATGGTCAAAGACGTGACCATGCGACGGTGTACGGCCGATTGAACTTGAGAACCCGTGTCAATAATGCCCTTGGCCAGCGTAGCGGTCATGGACGCTGGGGCGTTCTGCATCAAATTCAGCGTGCCAGCCAAACGGTCCCCGAGCGTCAGCATTTTTTCGAGCACTGACACAGAACCCGGCGACACCGTCTTAGTGGGGAACGGAACGAAACGGTTCGCCAGCGGGGCTCCGTCAGTTGGCAACGACGTAACCCGGTTGTTCTGCAACTCTACCTTTTCCGGCATGCCGAAGCCACCGCCGGCAAACACGCCGCCGTTTTCACCTTCGTTTTTGGCGGTGTTGGCGATTGACGCTAAAAGGTTGTCCGCGGTGCTTTCGGTGCGGTCCAGAAGATGCCCGAAACCGATAGGGAAGAAACCGCCCTTCGGGTCGGGGAGGAAGCGGTACGGATAGAAACGGCACGCCGGATTGAACACCAGCATGTTGTCGTTGTTGACAACGGTTTTGCGGGACCACCGCGGCCGTATGCGTACCACTTCCATTTCGTCATCGCGCGAAATGGTGAACGTCCACGGCTCCGCTATCTCGTCTCCGTCAAGGTCTAGCCACGCGTCGCATTCGTAGAACTTTTTGGGGGCCTGCGGGTCTTGTTCGTCGTACTTCGGTTCGTAGTCAATCCACTTACTGCGTTGAATGGAGCGGTCAATCTCGTACGGGTAGCGCTCGAATTGGTGCGTGATACGCGGGGCGCGTTCGGCCGACCGTACGTTAGCATTTATGATAACTTCCTCGCACGTGAGGAAGTGCGAATGAAATACGCGGTCCATGTCGTCAAAATCTCGCTTGCGCCAAGCAAGACCCGTAACGGACATGTGTACGGTCAGCGGGTCGGTGTCCAGCGCCCAATTCGGGTCTTTGGTTCGTAGCTGGCTGGATGCCCACTTAGCGAGAGCCGCGGCGCCTTCGTCGTCTTCGCTCGCTTTGACTAAGTCAGGCTCGCCTAGCAGGGCGTCAGTGGCGCGGGCGGAAAACTGAATGACGGCGGAGAGCACCATTTCCGTGGACGGCGGGGGTTCTTCGTTGGACCCTTCGGCTTCGCTCGTGGCCGGTTGCGCGTTGGGCTCCCGTTCCAGTTTGTCCAGGTATCCCCGGGCTTTGCCGAGCCACGGGTCCATGCTGGTTTCGTCAACTTTAATCAATTCCACAAGGTCTTGCGCGAGCGTACGCCGTTCGTCCTTGCTCAACTTCGCCGCTATGTTGCCGAAGGTTTCGGGGGCGTTGAGGTTTAGTTTCAATACGGGAAGGTCGCGCATGGTGCCCCTTGTATGACAATATAGGGTGTATGACAAGAGCCGACGATACCACAATTTGACGAAAAACGCCTCTGTGTGCTAAATATGACGGCGGTTCGCAATTCGCCGGCCTGCAGCGCCGGGGCGCCACAACAGGGGTTTAAGCAAATGCAGGTCATCGACCGTAGTTTACAGCCGTCGCAATACTGGCCGGGGTTGTACGCCCTCTTTGGTATGGACTATGAACGGCTCGCGCCGGTCTATCCACAGTTTTTCAGCACCAAGCCTTCGGAAAAGGCGTTTGAGGAATTTATGACGGAGCGCGCCGGGCTCGGGCTCGCCGTGCAACAGCCGGAACTAGCGCCGGTTGAGTTCGACGTACCGAACGAAGGCTACCGCACCCAGGTTACCCATGCGTCGTACGGGTTGGCCGTCGCTATTTCGCGTGAAGCGAAGGACGACAATCTCTACGAGGACGTGGGCTCGCGCATGATGAAAGAACTTGCTTTCAGCGCGCGGCAGACGGAGGAATACATTGCCCACGCTCCGTTGCAGGTTGCCAATGACGCGGTGAACGGCCTGCGGGCTGACGGCGTGCCGTTGATCTCGGCCAGCCACCCCACCGCTTCGGGTCTGCAGTCCAACCAGCTGGTGGCCGCCAACGTCTCGGAACTGGCTTTCGAGAATGCGGTTATCCAGATTTCCTACACCCGGAACGGGCGTGGGTTTGTCATCAACGTGCTGCCGAAGCGTGTTATTCTGTCGCCCGAGAGCGGCCCGGAAACCCGGCGTATTCTCGGCTCGCCATTGCAATGGAATGCGCAGACCAACAATATCAACGTACTGCGTTCCACTGGCGCGCTGCCGGAAGTGGTCGAAACCCCCTACCTGGTGGACAAGGACGCGTACTTTATCCAGACCAGTGAGCAGGACAAAGACAACGGCCAAGGCTTCACGTTTTGGGAGCGTTCCGCGGTAGAAACCCGCGAGGACAGCAACTGGAGCAACCAGGCTTCCTTAATCGCCCTGTGGTTCCGCTGCGCAGCGTCCGTTGTGGACTTCCGTACGGTGTTCGGCTCGCCGGGCGCTGGCTAGTAGCCTTAGTTTCCTCCCAAGACTTGGGGGCCGTTGGTTTACACCAGCGGCCCCCTTTTTATGCAACGGCTGGAAGCCTTGTACGGTAACAATGAAGGTCGAACCCCGGCCGCAGGCTTCCTTTCTGTTCGCGTCCCCGCCCGCACACTCCGACGCTAGAAGACCCGGAGCCGACACGAGGGCTAGTCTAAGCCGCTCGCGTCATCGGTGGCAAATTTTCCGGCGGCGCCTTTAACTCGGCTTTGGGGTCCAGCCGGGCTTCGCGCGGCCGACGCCAATCAATCACGGACAGAAGCGCGCGGCCCGCGTCTTCGGCCTTTGGGCGGGGGCCGACCGCACGAGCGGCCATGTCGATACGCGGCCAGCCCAGGTCGGCCAACCGGCGGCCGTGCTCGCGCAAATTGGGGTAGTTGTGAACAAGCCACACAAACCCCAACGTCGCGTGCTCGGTTACCAAAGCGTTCGGGGGCGCTAGTTCCGCTATCATGGACAACGCTGTGTTGAGTTCGTCAGGGGGCACCGGGGTAGCGCGTTTGGCGTAGCTCGGGGAGCCGTGGCCGGTAAGCGATTTCAGAGCCCCGATGCATGCCAGCTTCGGCACGTCGAACTCTTGTTTCGAACTATTGGCATCTACGATGGCGAGCCCGGCACCGGCCACCAATCGGCTAAGTGCGATGGCGTCTTCGTCCCCCGCGGCCACTTCAGCCATGAAAAGCATTCCCTGCGGTACTTTCCGAATGCGGGTATTGCAGGTCAGGAAAATCTCAATCTCCCGCTTGCGGTCGTGTACGTTATAAATATCGCACGGTAAGAACATGCGCCCGGCCATCTTCGCGCCCTCCCACCGATGGCGTCCATCCACCACAAACAGCGCGCCGTTTGGGCGGCGTACGACGCGGAGGCGCCCGAACGCCGTCAAATCGAAATGCTTGCCGATCTCCCTTATGAGGCGCGGATTTCGCGGCGCTAATGCTTGGTACGTTTCATCAATGTTCAAAAGCCCGCTCGGTACGTCAACGGGTTCCGGCCTTTCGTCCGCAGGCTTGGTTTCCCAAGGAAAAAGCTGTGATGTACGCATATGTACTGTTCCTTTTTAACGTGCCCACAGCCGTACAGGTACGGTTACTCTGTTGATATGTCAATATCTCGCGTACGCCATATTGACTTTCAAAGCAAATCAGATGCTTTTATTGCGGCTTGCGTGGAACAAAAAGGCGGGGCTACATGTCGGGGTACTTTTGGGCCAAAACGGCTGACGGGGCGCTATTAGTGGTGCTGATGACTGACGGAAGGGGCTTTGTTCCCGGGCGCGAAGATGCTATAAAACTCGATGAAATTTCCTTTCTGGAGCCCGTCAAGTGGCCTTCGCCCTTCGAAATCCAAAACCGAAGTTCGGCGCCGCCGAATTGTGGGGCGCATGCTCCCGCTGTGGCGCACGAGTGCGTTATTCTACCCTTCGCCGCGAACGGCTGACGGGCCTTCTTATGTGTTCGTCGGCTTCCGGGCGGCCTGTGGCGCCGTGCTGGGACCCGTGGCCCGAGTTTTACGATTTCCAGGTAGCGCCTGATAATTCGCTCAACCCGCCCCCGGAACCGTTGGCGGCGCGCTGGAACCTAGACAGCATATGGGGCTCGGGAAACAACCCGGCGCCCGCGCCTGACGACGCCACGCGGTTGCAGAACCTTCTTACCTCCGTTCCGTACTATGGGACGCTCGGCAGATCAGCGGCGTTTATGGGGCCGGTGGCGCCGCTGGCCGCGGAAGTCTTCAAGTTGAGTACCATTGTGCCCGCGGATTACGACGGTACATTCGTGCCGTCGAACTCGGTTCGTACGAACACGCCACCCAATGCAACGGCAGAACTGGCCGGCGTAACCAAGACAGACCCCGACGTGCCGGCAGACAGCTTGGCCACTTATCCGTGGTCGGTGGCGAAAGGCGTTTGAGCATGACAACAGCGGCGCAGATTATTACTAACGCCCTCCGACTTTTCGGCATTCTGGACGTGACGGAAGACCCCGCACCGGACGACATAGCGAAAAACGTATCCGTGCTTACCGACCTGTTGCGCAACGAACAAGCGGACGCGGCTTGCCAATACCTGATTAAGCGCACCACTGCACAGTTGCCGGCTGGCGTATCGGGGCAGCCCTATTCTTTCACCGTAGGTAACGCCAATCCAAGTTACGAAGTCCAGGTGGACGCGGTAGCCGTACGTCAGATTTGGCTTAACGATATTAACCTGACGGTGAACCGCGAAACGCGCATGGCGCCAATCGCGGACGTTGTACGCACGACAGTACCGGGTATCATCACCAAATGGGCGCCCGAACGTCAGACCGACGGCTCTGTAAAAATCAACGCGTGGATGCCCCCGCGGGCGCCGTCGCCGGCTTTGATTGAGTACGGCGGGCGCGTGCCAGCCCTCACGGCGGAGGACGGAAGCGACACCGTAGCGCTGCCCCCCGAAGGCGTCCACGATGCCACTCTGCTATTCGGCCGCCGTATTTATAAATCGTACGGCGTCGTTCCACAACCGACAGACGTTATTTTCGCGGACGCAGAGCGCGTCAATATGCGCTGGCGCGAGTGGGCACGCGGCCAACAATGGTTGCGGTTTGTGCGGAGTTGACCATTGGGCGCGATTGACATTCTTGGTTCGTTCCAAGACCCGAAGAACCTGGACGAAGGCGCCGGCCAGCTAGTCAACGTGCGCGTGGTGCCGCGCGACCCGAAGGAAACCAAACCCGGCAGGGTGCGCTTTGTAGGGGCTCCGGGGTTCACGCAAGTATGCAAGCCCGAAGCAACGGCGTGCATCGCCATCTGCCACGCGCTCGGCACCATATGGGGCGCGTACGCCAACGGCAATATCTATCGCGGCGTTGAAACCAACGCTCCGGTGCTCGCGGGACAAGTCACCGTGAACCCGTTTCAGCCGGTTATCCGATTGGCAGAAGACCGCACGGCGTTGGTTATCACGTCCAACGGCAACCTACTGCCCGGCAGGCTCGGCACGGCGTACATTGCCACGATACCCGGCGGGGTGGTGAATTGCGGGACGGAGACCAACCTCAAAAACAGCCAGCCGGGCCAGCAGGTGCCCACGTTTTATGCGCTCGCGTTCGCGCCGATGGGCGTGCTTATGCCGGGCGAGGAGCTGCT